GCTGCCAAGTTTTAGACCAAATGGGCCGACCTACCGAATTACGGTTCCGGCTTCCGCTTCAACCGCCCTGGCAATCGAACCCAAATCGAATGTTGAAAATAATTACGTGTCGTTGATTAACACCGGCAGCGCGTCCGTTGTTGTGACGCTGGGAACCACGGCTGCCAGCACGGCAACACCGGCTGTTCCAACGACCGGCAATTCAACGCCTGGTGTGATTTTGCCGCCCAGCATGAATTACCCAATCGTGATTCCAGCCCCACGCAACACGTTTTACATCCGCATCATTGGCACGGCTGCAAACGGCGAATGCTTTGTGACACCGTTGGCCGCGGGGTAAACCATGGCCAATCAGGTCGCCAACAAACAGACCACCAACATCGTTCCGGTTCAGGGCGTTTTTGATCCTGAACCAACGTTTGCGCTGCAATATTTTGTTGGCCCCGCGGGAACGCCTTTTTTTGCCCCAATTGACCCCGTTCAATCAGGGTTAACCATTACAAATTCGACGATTGATTCGTCCGTAATTGGTGGCAACACCCCCGCGGCAGCGTATTTCACAACCGCCCAGGTGGCCGCAGCGCCAACCGCGGACGCTGACGTGGCCAATAAGGCATACGTTGATTCGGTCGCCCAGGGTTTGGATATCAAGGCGTCGTGTTTGTACACGACCACCAACAACATTACGTTGACGGGCCTTTCTACCCAGGCTGGTGGCGATTGGCCATCCGCGCTGACCGCCGGTGATCGCATCCTAGTCAAAAACCAAACCAGTCAGGCGCAAAACGGTATTTATGCAGCCAGCGCCAGCGGATGGACGCGCACCGCGGACATGAACAACTGGTCGGAAGTGCCAGGCGCGTTTACGTTCATTGAAGCCGGAACATCATTGCTGAACACCGGTTGGGTTACGACCGCGGCATCGACCGGCACGATTGGCGTCACCGCGATGCCCTGGACGCAGTTTTCGGGCGCGGGAACGTACAGCGCGGGTACGGGTTTATCCCTAATCGGCACAACATTCAGTATTGCCAACACCGGTGTATCGGCTGCGTCGTATGGCGGCGCCAGCCAAACATTGACCGCAACCGTCAACGCCCAGGGCCAATTAACCGCCCTGGCCGCGACCAGCATTGCAGTTGCCGCCAATCAAATCACCAGCGGAACCATTGACACCGCCAGGATCAGCGGCGCTTACACCGGCATTACGGGTGTTGGCACATTACTGGATTTAACCGTTACCAATACGATCACAGGATCAATCAACGGCAACGCGGCCACGGCAACAACCGCTGGAAGCGCCACAACAGCCACCACGGCGACAAATTTGGCTGGTGGTGGGGTTGGTTCAGTACCGTATCAATCGGGCGCTGGCGCCACTTCTTTTTTGGCTGCTGGGGCAAATGGCCAAGTGTTAACCTTGGCTGGCGGTGTTCCATCCTGGGCGACGCCTACGGTTGGCACGGTAACGTCGGTTGGTGGCACAGGTACGGTGTCCGGCATCACGCTGTCCGGCACGGTCACCAGCAGCGGCAATTTGACGCTGGGCGGCACGTTGGATTTGTCAGCGCCCCCCGCAATTGGCGGCACGACGGCCAACACAATCAAAGGCACAACCGTAACTGCCACGACCAAGTTTGTCGGCCCGTTTTTTGATGCGGCCACAAGTGCTGGCGGCGCTTTGCGAAACGCGGGTGGCACGGCCCAACTGCAATGGGGCGCCGGTGGCGGCAATAATTTGTCTTTGGATGTTTCGACCAACATGAATGGTGCGAACGCGCAAATTGACATAAGCCCGACCGGAACGGGTCACGTTCACATCAAGCCAACCGGCGCGGGATCAATTGAAATTGCGCCGACAAGCCTTGGCACGATCAACAATATGTCGATTGGCGCCACTACGGCGGCATCGGCAAAATTCACAACCATTGATTTCAGCAGCACGTTGGCGGTGTCCGGTTCAACCGGTTCGGCTGGCCAGGTATTGCAGTCAAACGGCGCCAGCGCTCCAACTTGGGTGACGCCCGTGGCTTATGCGACGGTAACCGATGACACCACCACCAACGCGGTGCGTTATCCGCTGTTTGCCAGCCAAACAACTGGCAACTTGGCCACCGAATACGTCGCTTCTACCAAATACCAATTCAACCCTTCGACCGGCATTTTGACGGCCACGGGCTTTGCTGGCGCTGGTACAGGGTTGACCGGCTTGCCCGCGGGCGAACTGACCGGCACGATCCCGTCATCCGTCCTGGGCAATTCGTCGCTGCACATCGGCACGACCACCATTGCGTTGAACCGCGCCAGCGCGATCCAGTCGTTGACTGGCGTTTCGATTGACGGCAGCGCGGGAAGTGCTGGCAGCGCAACAAACGCAACAAACGCAGCGAATATTGCAATCACCGACGACACATCGACAAACGCGGACGAATACCTGGTTTGGGTGACAAATTCAACAGGAAACTTGCCCGCTTATGTGTCATCGACTAAACTTAAATTCAATCCATCCACAGGTATTTTTACCGCAACGGGTGGAACTGGCGGGGGCAACTTTTAATGAATACGACCTGGAAAATCCTGGGCATCAAAGCGGATGGTGACTTAATCACCCAGGCCAGGTATTTTGTTCGCGCTGAAAACAAAACCGCAGCCGTTGAAACGGAAGGCAATTGGTTTTTCCGCGAACCTAAAATGACCGTACCGTTTGACCAGGTGACCGAAGCCATGATCGTGGAATGGATCAAAGCCGAAACCATGGCCGATGGCAAAAACATGATCGAAGCCCGCCTGGCTGAACAAATGGTCAACGTGGTGGAACAAGAAGACCGCCCGCTGCCCTGGGCGCCCCAGGTGTTCACACCCAAATTTGAGGAATAAACATGGCAGTCAACTTATCCCCCGTTTTCGGCGTCGCCGGACAAGTATTTAACGACAATGGCGATCCGCTGGCTGGCGGCAAGATTTACACCTACCTGGCCGGAACGACTACAAACGCTGCCACCTACACCACCAACGCGGGAACAATTGCCCACAGCAACCCCATCATTTTGGATGGCGCGGGCCGTGTGCCGTCGGGTGAAATTTGGTTGACCGATGGCATTTCATACAAGTTTGTTGTTGAGGATTCCGTTGGCGCGTTGATTGGAACTTACGACAATTTGGTGGGCATCAATTCCAATTTTGTAAATTACACAGCCCAACAAGAAATTCAAACCGCAACGGCTGGTCAAACGGTGTTTAACCTGACCACCATGCAATATCAACCAGGCACAAACAGCCTGTCGGTGTTTGTGGATGGCGTGAACCAATATGGCCCTGGCGCTCAATACGCATACGTTGAAACTGACCAGGACACAGTAACTTTTGTGTCCGGCCTTCACGTTGGCGCGTCGGTGAAATTTACGACCACCGCAATCAATTCGGCTTCGTATGGCAACGCGTTTCAGATTTCCTACACCCCGCCATTTACAAACAGCGCGACAACCAACGTTGGCGCAAAATTGGCCCAATATGTCAGCGTAAAAGATTTCGGTGCAGTTGGAACAGGTGGGGCAGACGACGCAACAGCAATTCAAGATGCAATTGATTCATTGACCAATGGCGGCGTAGTTTATTTTCCCGCGGGAACGTATTTGGTCAACAGTCAAATTGTTGTCAGCGCCAAAGTGCATTTGGTTGGTACAGGTTACGCAACTGAAAATGGCACGAGTTCATCGTTGCGCGGCGCCACTTGCATTTTGCGCGGGTTTTCAAATTCGGATGCAACAGTCGCATTGAATGGCGATGGTTGTGGCATGGATTTAATCGACGTTGATGGCGCATTGCAAGGAACTGGTGATGGCGTCCAGGTTTGGGGAAGCCGCGTAAGCATTGGTTCAATCAGCACCCGAAACCACGGCGGCGATGGTTTGCGAATTGGCAAAACCGAGGCGGGGCCATCAACTGTAAATTGCAACTTTTGGCGCGTTGAATATTTGATTACTTGCGGCAATACCAAAAACGGTTTCCGCATTGACCAAACCAACACATCAACAACAACCAGTTATCCATTGGGCTTAAGTGATTGCAACGCTGGATATTGCGGATTGCTTGACGCCCGTTCAAATGGCGAAGACGGCTTGCAACTTGGCAACTGTAATGACAACGTGTTTGCCAACGTTGGTTCGCAAACCAACGCTGGCATTGGCATTCACTTTAAAACGGATGGCACAAATTCCGGCCCGCGTTGCAACACAATTTTGAGTAATGATTCCGAAGCCAACGTTGGCAATGACATTCAAATTGATGCCGCAACGCTGCCTATTTCCGGCCCAGGTCTTTACAACAAAATCTATGGCAACCGTTCTGTTGCTGTCAATTCTCGAATTGTTGATAACAGCACAGGCAGTTTAATTTTGCAATGGAACAACAATGTCGGTCAATACTCATTTAACAACCGAATTGCCGTAAGAAATTCATCTGCCGGTGGCGCCGCCGTGTACGATTTTTATGCCGATACAGGAGAAAACAACGTAGCGGGTATGCGCGGAATTCTTGATGGCGTATCTGGTGGGAAATGGGAGTTGTATACCAAGCGGGATGGCAACACTATTGCTTTGGCGCTTTCCGTTAACAACAAAGGCATTTTGGTTCAGCACCGAAATTACAACGCGCAAACCGTTCAGCCAAACGTACTTATTGATGTAGCGGCTGGAACATTTGTCAACATTGATGTGACAAGCACCAGCGCATTTCAAATCAACAGCCCGACCAATGACGGTGCAAACGGTCAGCAATTGACCATTTGCGTCAAGAACACATCCGGCGGTGTTATGGGTACGATCACATGGGGTAGCGAATACAAACTCGCAGCATGGACAAACCCAGCAAACGGATTCAGCCGATCCATCAGTTTCTTCTACGACGGAACAAACTGGATTGAAACATCGCGCACCGCGGCTGACATTCCAAACTAAGGGTAAAACATGGCACAAACCGGTTACACCCCAATCCTGATTTACAGCAGCAGCACGGCAAGCAATTTGCCGTCCGCTTCAAATTTGACCAACAGCACGTTGGGTTCCGAACTGGCCATCAACATTGCTGACGGCAAACTGTTTTACAAAGACACGTCAAACGCCGTCCAGGTCATTGGCTGGAAAGTCACGCCAACATCCGCGGGCGGCACGGGCCTGACTTCTTACGCCGCGGGCGATATGCTTTATTACGCCAGCGGCACAACATTCACAAAGTTGGCAATTGGCGCAACTGGCCGTTATATGTCCAGCAGCGGAACGGCGCCCCAATGGACGGCGCCAGCAGCCCTTACAAAGACCGACGACACCAACGTGACATTGACCTTGGGTGGCAGCGCCAGCACCGCTTTGTTGAATGCCGCATCGTTGACCCTTGGATGGACGGGAACGCTGGCCACCACCCGCGGCGGCACAGGCTTGTCGTCGTTTACGGCAAACGGTGTGTTCTACGCCACCAGCACTTCAGCAATTGGTCAAAGCGCCAACCTTACATTTGACGGGACAACCCTTGCAACAAACGGTTTGACGTCAAACGGTTTGACCGCATCAGGTGAAATTATTTCCACCACTAACAACGCCCGTTTTTCGTTGTACCGTTCAGCCGGAACCAATTATTTTGATTGGGCCAGCGGGCAATCGCTTTATTTCAGCACCCAAACTTCACAAGGCGGGGCTGGACGAAGCACAAAAGTTGCATTTTTTGATTCGGGTGGCGTTTCAATTGGCAACACAACCGATCCTGGCGCGTCAAATTTATTTGTTACTGGCAGCGTTTTGTGCGGTGGTTCCAGCACCAGTTACGGCAATTTGTCATCGCAAACAACATCGGCGGCGGGGTATGCGGTTGGTTCTCAAACCTCCGGCGCTGGCGCTAGTTTGTATGGTGGTTGGTCAGGAACTACCAATGTTTATGCGGTGTTTGGAAACGGCGACGTTGTCAACACCAACAATTCATACGGGCCAATTTCAGACGTAAAACTGAAAGAAAACATCGTTGACGCAACACCAAAACTTGATGACTTAATGAAGGTTCGCGTTGTCAACTACAACCTGAAACAAGAATTGGGGTTTGAGCCGCACAAACAAATTGGTGTGATCGCCCAGGAACTTGAAGAAATTTTCCCTGGCTTGGTGGACAGTCATGTTGACACAGACGAAGACGGCAACCAACTGGACACACAAACCAAATCCGTAAAAATGACTGTATTCATTCCGATGCTGATTAAAGCCATCCAGGAACAACAGCAAATTATTGAGCAACTTAAAGCAAAGGTGGGCCTATAAATGTCACTAACCAAAGTTTCCTATGCGATGATAAATGGCGAAAACGCCAACGTCCTTGACTTTGCTGCCGATCCCACAGGCGTAGCCAACAGCAGCGCAGCGTTTGATGCCGCCGCGGCCACATCCACCGTTGTGATTATTCCTGACGGCGGCACGTACAAGTTGGACACGGATGTGACCAGCGCGTCGCTGTTTATCAATTACGGATCAATATTCAGCAACAAAGTGCCGCCTGTTATGTTGGATTTTTCAACTGTTGGCGAACTGCGTTTTGACGGGGACATGATTGTTGATTCAATCAATGGCGGCCCTTTGGCTGGGACAAAAAACCCAATCATCAACGGCGCTTTTGACATTTGGCAACTTGGAACATCATTCACGTTTGGCCCAAGTTTACAGAAAAATGCTGATCGTTGGAATTTTGACTTTAACGGCACAATTGGCACAGGATTGATCCAACGGCTGCAAGTGCCATCGTCAGAATACACCGCCGACTTTCACCCAATTTATGCCGCAAATCCAAAAATTACGGTTGCTGGATCGGCTAACACGTTTATTGACCTATCCACACAAATCGAAAATGCGCGTATTTTTTCAGGCAAACAAGTCACCATTTCGTTTTTTGCAAAATCTTTAAGCGGGTCATCACAAGCCATTACCGCAATCAAAACCGAACAATTTTTTGGGTCAGGCGGTTCGCCTTCCGCGCCAGCATTTACGACCAGCGCCGCCATCACAATTGGCACAACCTGGCAGCGTTATTCCGTTACGGAAACGCTGGCTTCAGTTACTGGAAAAACGTTTGGAACCAACGGGGACAGCACGTTAAACGTCATCATCACATTGCCTTTGAATGTGACGTTTGACTTGGCTTTCACCATGGTTCAAATTGAACTTGGCCCCGTCGCAACGCCGTTTGAATACAAGCCCGTGGCCGATACGATGGAAGAATGCCAACGTTATTTGCAATCATCGTATGACGACAGCGTGGCGCCTGGTACGGTAACGTCAACTGGCGCCATCGTGTTTACGCAGCCAAACGCAACAACTGTAACCACAATCCAATTGAAGACGCCTATGCGAACACCGCCCGCGCTTGCGGTTTACAACCCTGTAACCGGCGCGTCAGGAACGTGGAATAACGGTGGCAACGCAAGAACCGCAGCCTTGGATCAATCAGGCATGAAAAACGTATCCGTTCAAACAACTGGCGGTTCAGACGGCACATTTATCAACGGCCATTACATTTTGCAAGACCCGTTACTGTAAGGAGAAAAAATGCGTCGCAATTACACATACAGATTGACGGGCAAAAATTACGTTGTCCGTGTTGAAGACGAAATGATGATGAACGTCGATCATCCGGTTTTTTTGAACTGGTTGCTGGATGGAAATAAACCATTACCGCCAATTGAAGAAGTCGTCACGGCAATACAAAATAAGCGCAAGGCCCAGGAACTTTTGGCCGAAACGGATTGGGTTGAATTCGCATCAGTAAGCGATCCAGCGCAACCCAAATATTTGACCAACCTGGATGAATTTATTGTTTACCGAAATGCTTTGCGTCAAATTATGTTGGCCCCGCAAGATGGCGACATAGACTGGCCTAAAAAACCATCGGTCAAATGGTCTTAAAAGGGAAATCTAATGACAACGCCCTATGACATCATCACCCGCGCCATGAAGGACATTGGCGCGTTGGCCGCTGGCGAAAACCCGACAGCAGACGAAGCCCAGGATGGCTTGGATATGCTGAACGACATGATTGCCCAATGGTCAAACGAAAACATGATGGTTTTCTACCGAACCGAAATCATTTTCCCGTGCGTTCAAAACCAAGTGCAATACACCATTGGCCCAAGCGGTAATGTTGGGTCAACGTTTACCGGTTCAATCAGCGGCACAACCCTAACCGTTCCAGCCAACGCAGTCACGTCCGGCGCCATCACCATGGGCATGACCCTAACGGGTTCCGGTGTGTTGGCTGGAACAACCATTGTGGCATTTGGAACTGGCGCTGGCGGCAACGTCAACGAAGGCGGCACATATACCGTCAGCCGGACGCATACAACGCCCGTGGTTAGCCAAACGATCACCGCTTATTACGAACGCCCGTTGACCATTGAAAGCGCGTTTGTGCGCGTCAGTACAACTTCCAACGGCGTTCCTATTTATGGCGGTGGCCTAGATTATCCAATCAGCATTTTGAGCCTGGAAGAATACGAATCCATCGGCTTGAAATCATTGAACGGCCCATGGCCAAAAGCCATTTATTACCAGCCATCGGAATTGCTGGGAACGATTTACGTTTGGCCAAACCCCGCCCAAGGCGAATTGCACCTGTTCACGCAAACCATTTTCCGTGAGTTTGGCGACCTGTACGGCACGATCCAGTTTCCCCAGGGCTACAACATGGCGCTGCGCTGGTGTTTGGCTGAACGATTGATGCCAATGTACGGCAAAATCAACCAAATCCAGGTGCAGCAGATTTCGGCTTACGCCGCCCAGGCAAAGGCCACGATCAAGCGCACCAACATGAAACCGCCGCAAGTGTCGAAGTACCCTGACGTGTTGATGACCGGCAGACCAAAAGACGCTGCGTTTATCCTGGACGGGGGATTTAACTAATGCCTGACTTTGGTTTTGTCGGTGCGTCGTACACCACCAGGTCAATCTACCAGGATGACCAGGAGTGCATCAATTTTTACCCCGAAATCGACCCGACTAAACAGCCAGGCGAACGCGGTATTGTTGCCCTGTACCCTACCCCTGGACTGGTGACCGAAATCACGTTCCCGATCCCCGCGGAAGTGCGTGGAATGCGGGCGCTGTCCGGCCTTCAATACGCCATCGCCGTATGCGGCAATCGCGTGTACCGGATTGACACCAGCCTGGCCTACACCCAAGTTGGAACGCTGACCACCAGCACGGGGCCGGTGTCGATTTCCGACAACCAAATGACCACCCAGGGGTTGACGGCGTATATTGTGGATGGCCCCAACCGTTATTACTACGTGGTGGCCACCAACACGTTTGTCACGCTGCCATCGACCGACGGCCCGTGGCAAGGCGCAACCGTCACCGACGTGGTGGACGGATATGTGATTTACAACGAACCCAACACGCAAAACTGGTCATCGACTGACTTGGATTCGCCCCTGTCCACGCAAGCCTGGTTCGGCACAAAGAATGGGTCACCCGACAACATCGTGTCGTTGATCGTTGACCACCGCCAGGTTTACTTGTTGGGCGAAGTCACCACCGAAGTTTGGGTGGACGTTGGCAGCCAAATCACCGGCTTGTTGACGTTCCCCTTCCAGCGTGTTTCCGGCACGTCGTCGCAAAACGGTTGCGGCGCTGCGTTTTCGGTGGCCCGTTATGCTGATTCGTTTATGTTCCTGGCCCGTGACACCCTTGGCACGGCAACCATTGGCATCATGCAAGGCTACGAATACAAACGCCTATCCACCCATGCTGTCGAAAACAGCCTGGTGGGAGTGGATGTGACCGACGCCCGCGCCTGGACTTACCAGGTTGAAGGCCATGAGTTTTACGTCATCACGTTCCCAAATGCCGACCTGACCTGGGTTTATGACTTGGCCACGCAGCAATGGCATAAATGGTTGTATTGGGATTCGCCAACGGCCACATACCACCGCCACCGCGCCAACTGCGGCATTGCGTTTGCCAACAAAAACCTGGTGGGCGATTGGGAAAACGGCAAGATTTACAGCCTGGACTTTGACCAGTACACCGATGCGGGCAATCCGATCCGTCGGCTGCGTCGCGCCCCCCACATCACAACCGACTTGCAACGCCAGTATTTTGAGGAATTCCAAATCCAATTCCAACCTGGCGTAGGGCTTACAACTGGCCAAGGCGAAAACCCCCAGGCTATGTTGCGCTGGTCAAACGACGGTGGTTCCACCTGGTCGAACGAGCATTGGACAAGCATTGGCCGCCAGGGCGCCTATCAAAACCGCGCCATTTGGCGTCGCATGGGTTGGTCGCGTGATCGCATTTTTGAAATGGCCATCACCGATCCAGTCAAAGCCGTGGTCGTGTCCGCAAACCTGAAAGCATCCGCTGGGGATAATTGATGGCCACGATCAGCAACATTCGGTTCCCAACATCGCCGTTTATTGAACAAACGACAGGAAGACCGTCGCGTGAATGGATCATTTGGCTGCAAAATCCGCAGTTGGTATCGCAAACAATTAACTACGTCATCATCAATGGCGGTGAAATCAACAACACCACCATTGGTTTGACAACGCCGGAAGCCGGTAAATTTACCGACCTGACGGCATTAAACGGAATCGGTGGAGGTACATTTTGAACGTCAGACAAGCAACCGCGGCAGACTTGGACAGATACATTGAATTGCTGGCCGATTTTCACGCCGCTTCGCCCATGGTTGGGGTTGCTGATTTTGACCCACCAAAAACCCGTGCATTTTTGGCAGCATCGTTGGAAAATACCAGTATTCTTTTGCTGGTTGGTGAATTGGATGGCGAAATTGTTGGGGTTACTTCTTGTTTGTTGTACCCGCTTTATTTCAGCCCCGATAACCAGGTGGCACAGGAATTGTGGTGGTGGCTGACACCCGCGGCCAGGGGCAGCGGTATTGGCCACGCAATGTTCAGGGAAATTGAAGCCTGGGCAAAGAATAAAAACGCAAGGGCGCTGTTTATGATTGCATTAGAAGATGAACGCGCAGCAGCAATGGAAAAAGTTTACTTTCGGGCTGGCTTTAGACCGCTTGAAAGGACGTTCATTAAGGAGTTGAAATAATGGCAATCGGAACCGGAACCGCACTACTGTTGGGGGCTGGCGCTGGCTTATTTGGCGCCGGTATGCAATCAAGCGCCGCAAAATCGGCTGCACAAACCCAGGCAAACGCATCGAATTATGCTGCTGACGTTCAGCGGCAAATGTTTGAAACCGTCAACGAACAGCAAAAGCCGTATCGTGAAGCCGGTTATGGCGCCCTGACCCGCATTGGTGAATTGCTGCCTGGCTTGACTTCGCCTGTCAGCAAAGAGGAAATCCTTGGCCTTCCTGGTTACCAGTTTGCGATTGACCAAGGTGTTGGCGCATCGCGTCAAAACGTCAACGTTGGTGGCGGCGGTTCAAACGTGGATCGCGCTGCACAAAAGTTTGCGCTGGATTACACGCTGGGAACCGCAATGCCCCAGGTGATCGCGCAACGCCAAAACATTTACAACACGCTGGCGGGTATTGCTGGCATCGGCCAAACCGCGCAAGGTCAAACGACAACAGCCAGCCAAAACGCTGCAACCAATATTGGCCAGGCTGCCATTGGTAGCGCAAGTGCAATTGGCGCTGGCCAGGTTGGTTCGGCCAATGCTTACGCAAACGCATTTGGCAACATCGGCAACAGCGCGTTGATGTATTCGTTGCTGAAAGGATAAGAACATGGCAGACCTAACCTTAACCCCTGTCGCGCAAAACATTAAGCCCGTCCCAGGTATGAGCCTGGGCGAAATGGTCAACTTTGCCCGCGGCGTTCAAGACTACAAAACCGGCGAAATCGGTTTGACCCTGGAAAAGCAAAAAGAACAAGAACGCAACCGCATCACAGAATTTTTGTCGCGCCCTGAAAACTTCCAAACGGAAGGTCGCGTCGATATCAACAAACTGAACGCTGAAATTCCAAAGATCGCCCCGCTGACCGGCGCGGACTGGATGAGCAAATACACAACCCTGGGCAACGCGCAAACGCAAGCCGTCCAGGCAGCGCAAAACTTAACGCAAACCCAACGCGAAATGATCGCGTCGCGCTTGTCGCTTATGGGCCGTTTGGGCGTCAAAGACAAACGCGCATATATTGGCGAACTGGATCAGTTGGTTAAGGAAAACCCTAACAACCGCGAACTGCAAAACCTGGTCGGCGCATACAAAACCACGATTGACGTGTTGCCTGGCGATGCGGATTTGCCTTCGTTGGCCATTTCCGGCGCCAATTCGTTGCTGAACCCACAAACCCAGCAGCAGTTGTTTGCCCCCCAGGCTGGCACGGCCAGCAGCGGCGCAGCGACTTTCCAAACAACCACCCGTCCGTCGGTGGCTGGCGAAGCACCTGTCACCACCGTGGCGCAACAGCCATTGGTTACCGCGCAACTTGCCCCAGGCAGCCGCGAAGTGCCAACCGGCCAGGTGGACGTCAACAACAACCCAATCGTCAACGTGTTCGACGCCAACGGTCGATTCCTTGGCCAACGCGCTGGCACGGGTACACCTGGCGCTGGCGAATTGCCTGGCGGCCAAATGCCGCGTCCTGTTTCAACGGCCCCTGGCGCCCCCGCCCCTGGTGTGCAAGTTGGTGGCCCAATGCAGCCATCAACCGTTCAGGGGCAAAATTTGCCGCCCGTTGCTGCCCCTGGCGGCACGACGCCCGTGGCGCGGATGCGTCCTGGCGAAACACCGCAAACATTGGAAGCGGCCAACAACCTACGCACCAGCAGCATGAACGCCGCCCAGCAAGTGCCATTGCAGACGTTCAACAACAATCAGATCATCAAACTGGCCGATGACGTAATCACCGGTAAAGGCGCAAGTTTTGTCGGCAATTTGACTGGCGGTTATGCGGCCATTCCGTTCACCAGCGACAACGCCACCAACTTGAACCAGTTGGGCCATTACATGGCGCTGCAAACCGCATCGCTGGCCAATTCGTCGGGCCTTGGCGGTACGGACGCTGCCCGCGGTATTGCTGGCGAAATTTCCGGCACAACCAGTTGGACGGCGCCAGCCATCAAACAGACCGCCCGCGTCAACCGTGCGTTGTCCACCGCGACCGACCTGTTCAACCAGGGCGTTCAAAATTCATTCAGCAAATCCAAAGATCCGTTTGCTGCCCGCGACTTCCAAAACAAATGGTCGCAGACAGTTGACATCAACGCGGTTCGCCTGTTTGATGCAATGAGAAACAACGACAAAGACGCCATCCGCGAAGTGGTCACCGCAGCCGGTGGCCCGAATTCGGCTGGCTACAAACGCCTGGTGGATAACATCGGCAGAATGCAGCAACTTATCAGGGGGCAATGATGACCGTCGAATTCCTAGACCCCGCCCAAATTGAAGCCGCGGTGGGCGATGCGTTCGGCATGAAACGAAAGCCAGCGCCAGCCCCCGCCGCTGCACCGAAAACCCCAGCGCCTATTCGCACCAACAACCCTGGCGCTTTGATGCCTGGCGGCAAGTTGGCCGAGTTTGGCAGCATGGAAGAAGGTTTGGCGGCCCTGGACAAAAACCTGAAGGGCTACAAAAAGCGCGGCATCAATACGCTGGAAGGCGTGATTTCGACCTGGGCGCCGCCCAACGAAAACGACACCAAGGCATATATCGCCCACGTTGCCCGCGTGACGGGCCTTGATCCAAAGCAACAAATCGACCTGGACAGCCCGCTGGTGCGCCAACAATTGGCCGCTGGCATCACGCAAATGGAAAGTGGCCGCAAGGCCGTATTTGGTCACCAGGGATCAGCAGCAGCACCAGGCGCAGCGCCAGCAGCCGCGCCAGCGGGTAAAGCGCCCGAAGGTCAATTGACCATGGACGACTTGATGAATCCTGACGCCATCAACGCAGCGGTAACTGACGCGTTTGGCGAAAAACCAAAACCAGGCAAAGTGGCCAGTAAGGTCACGGGCATTTTGCGCGGATCAGCGGCTTTGGCTGACACGATTTATGGCGTTGTGCCTGGCGTGGCTGGCATGGCCACCTATGCTGGCGCCCGTGCTGTTGGCCAATCACCCGAAGAAGCCGCAGCCACCCAAGCCAAAGTATCGGGCGCAATTGAAAAGCCGTTTGGCAAAGCGTTTGGCATTACCGAAACACCCGAATATAAAGGCGAAGCCACGCAGCAGTTAATGAATTTTATTGGCGAAAACGTTGGCAAGGGCGCGGACTGGATCAGCAAACAAACCGGTATGCCAAAACAAGACGTGGAATATTACATGAACCTGGGTATGACAACCGCCCCGTTCAGTAAGACCGTTCGCACCGAAGCCGGACTAGCCACGCAAGCGGTAAAACAAGCCGGTGGCAAGGTTGTAAGCGCCGTGGCTGACGTCACCCCCGCACCCGTGCGCCGCGCCGTAACCGGAACAGTTGAAGCAATTGCGCCAGGAACCACCAAAGCACCCGCTAGGGCGCCAACGTTGGGCGTTCCAGGCCAACCCACAGTACCAGGTATGCCCGTGCCGCCACAGGCCGTTCCACCCGCTGGCCGCGCCAGCGTGGGCGCTGCCGGTGTACCTGACGCCACCATTGTTCGCCAAGCATTAACAAGCGCCACGCCTGAATTCCAGCAGTTGTACGGCAATATGCCCCTGGACAAAGTCAACACGCCTGTTGTGTTGCGGCACTTGGAAGCCGATTCTTTGCCCGTGCCTGTCAGGTTGACAAAAGGCCAATCGACCGGCGACGTGGTGCAATTGTCCAAAGAACAAAATTTGCGCGGCAGCCAACCGGATTTTGCGCGTCGTTTTAATGAACAAAACAAACAATTGGTTGATAACGTACCGTTGATTCGTGAACGCGCAGCGCCGGACGTGTACGCAACCAAAACCATTGAATCAAGCCAGGCCATTATTGATGCATACAAGGCCCTAGATGACACTCGCAGCGCGGACATTTCCAAAGCATATAAAGCGTTGGAAGACGCCGCCGGTGGTGAATTCCCCGTGGATGGCGTGACCCTGGTTAAAAATGCTGAAGCCGGTTTGGCCAAAAAACTAAAAAGCGACTTTTTGTCGCCAGCAATTAAAAACCAATTGGATCGTTTTAAAAACGGCGAACCAATGACGTTTGAACAGTTTGAAGCCATGCGGACAAACTTGGCGGCTGAAATCCGCAAAGCCGAACGTAGCGGTGACGGTAATGCAGCCATGGCAGCCAGCATTGTGCGCGATGCCTTGGAAGGTTTGCCGCTGAAAGCCGAAGCCCAAAACTTCAAAGGATTGGCTGATACGGCCCGCGGTTTGGCCAAAGCCCGTTTTGATGCGTTGAAAAAAGACCCAGCCTATAAAGCCGCGGTCGATGACGCCGTACCCGCTGACAAGTATTTTGACAAATTTGTGGTCAACGGCGTAAACAAAAACATCAACACTATGGTGGACACGTTGGGCCGCGATTCGGCTGCCCACCAGCACATGAAGGCCGGAACCATCAATTGGTTGTCGGATAAGGCTGGCATTGTGGATGGCAAGGGTAATTTCAGCCAATTTAATTACAACAAAGCCGTCAAAAAATTAGACGACGTAAACAACTTTGGGGCTATCTTTGATCTCGAAAGCCAGTTGCAACTTCGCACCCTGGGCAACGTGGCTGCGTACACACAATTCCAGCCCCGTGGATCGTTTGTCAACAATTCCAACACCCTGGTGGGCTACCTGGCCAACAAAGCCGCTGGTGGCGCGGAACAAGTCGGCAACGTCATTGGTTTAAAAACAGTCGGATACCCGCTTGGCAGCGAAGCCCGCCGCGTAATCCGAACATCCCGTGAACGCAAGGAAGCCGCGGAAGCATTAAAACCAGGCGCCGGAAGCACATTAGATGAAATCAGCAAAAAAGGAAAGTGAAATGGCGCAATTTGAAGAATCCGGAATTGATCCGGTCAAATATGGCGTGTTGTGGCAAAAGGTTCAAGACTACGAACGCCGATTTGACGACATGGACAAGAAAATGGACAAGATGGAAAACAACCTGGAAAAACTGATTGCATTGGCCAACCAGGGTCGCGGGGGGTTTTGGGCTGGGATGGCCTTGGTGTCGGCTGCGTCCAGCGTCATCGGATACCTGTCTAGTTATTTTCATAAGTGAGGTGATATGAATTGGGCCGATGTTTTAAAAGCAGTAATCCCCGTAATTGTTGCGTCGCTTGCGTGGCTGCTGGGCCAGGTCGCGGATTTTTCCACGCGCCTGACACGAATTGAAGGCGCCATGCCCGCGTTGATTACTAAGGAAGGCGTACCAACCGACAGCCCGATTTCCGCTGAACGACGTGCCATTCAAAAAGAAGCGTTGATGTTGCATATCAATGAATTGCAAGTCAAAGTCAGATTGTTAGAAGAACGCGAAAAAATGGGGAAAAAATAATGTTTCCATTAACTGCATTGCTTGAAGTTGGCGGCAAACTGATTGACAAGTTAATTCCCGATCCTGAAGCCAAAGCCAAAGCCCAATTAGATTTGGCCAAAATGGCCCAGGATGGTGAACTGGCTAGGATGGCCAACGACACCAAACTGTTTGAAACCGAAATGAACAACGTGTCGGATCGCTGGAAAGCCGATATGTCGTCCGATTCCTGGTTGTCAAAAAACATTCGCCCCATGGCGCTAATTGCCATTTTTGTGGCTTATTTTGTGTTTACCATGATGAGTGCATACGGCTATCATGCCCAGGAATCCTACGTGCAGTTGTTGGGCCAATGGGGCCAAATTATTTTCCTGGCTTACTTTGGTGGCCGCACCGTTGAAAAACTTGCCGATATGAGGTCAAAAAAATGAGCCTGTCCAAACATTTCAGCCTGGAAGAATTGGCCCACACCGATCACCGCCAACTGGACAACATCCCCAACGTTGACGAAACCGCCAACCTGGTTCGATTGGCTGAATTTTTGGAAGAAGTCAGGACGATTTTGGGCGACAAGCCCATTATGGTTAATTCGGCATTTCGCAGCAAAGCAGTCAATGATGCGGTTGGATCAAAAGACACCAGCCAGCACCGGATTGGTTGCGCTGCCGACATTCGTGTGCCAGGCATGACGCCCGACCAGGTGGTGCGGGCGGTAATTGCTGCGGGCATTGGGTACGATCAAATAATCCGAGAATTTGATCGTTGGACGCATATAAGCATTCCAAGCAATCCTGGCGACAAGCCGCGCCAGCAAGCATTGATTATTGACAAGGCCGGAACGCGTTTGTTTGCTTAATCAAACAGCATCCAAAGCGCCCAGGCCAGCAAAACCAAAATCAACAGCGACAGGCCAAGCCAAATCAATACCAAGCCAACGTCGATGTAAATGACGTTCATAACTTAACCGCATTCAGGTTGTAATTGTCGGCCATCACTTCGTCGTAATTGAAATAACGGCCAAAGCAATCCCTAAACGAAACGCATTCGTGCGACCAGCCTTCAACGGCATTGTTGTAAATATACGCCTTTTTGGGAACTGTAATGGTTCCGCAAATGAAGTGCAGCCCCTTGGCCGTAATACGCCAGGCGCCGTCGGATTTTTTGGTTTCGTCCGTGTGTGCGCCAGGTTCAACAAACCCCCAATGCTGAAGGGTTGTGTGCGTTTTGCCCCGCAATAACCATCGCGGGCCAATACGCGGCACATCCACCCACCCGTCAGCATCGGAAGGTGCGCGGGAAAGCCACAAAAGGGCCAGGGCGCGTGTTTCGTTCATGCCCTGGGGGCTTATCTTGCCCCACTTGCCGCAACAGGGGCAATGGCCCCCATCGCTTTCAATTGTGGTTCGCCAGTTTTTTTTCAGTTGCGCGAGAAATGCCGAAGCATCACCGAAAAAATCTAACTGCATGGCGACCCCCTATTACCCGAAGTCAGGCAAATCGTCGTCGGGGAAGTCGTTGGCCTGGCGGCGCGGCTGCGGCTGGTCATCCTTCGGGCGCGGTTCGTTGATGTACGCCCAGCCATCCCAGGAACCTTCCTTCAACGGGATCACGTCAATTTTGAGCATTGGCCCGTTTTTGGTTTCGATGATCGAACCAATGCGCTGATACCGCTTTTTGTGTTCGCCCTGGCTGTTGGTGTATTCGCCAACGATGCAACTGATTTCCTTAATTATTTTTGACATGATTTATTCCCCAATGATTTTTTTGAGTGCTGCAACCTTGGCATCGACTTCGGCCAAGAACTTTACGACTTCCGCTTCAGTTGCGGCCAGCCATTCGTCGTCGCGTTCAACGCGATCAATGAATAATTGCGCCTTGGCGGGCATCCGTGGATCAAACACCACGTAATCGCACCAGGAACGATCCGCACAACGCATTTGCCATTGCATTTGCGCGAAATATTTACTTTCCACCGGATTGTCAGACAGCCAGCATTCCAAGGCCGTTTTACTGTCAGGGCATTTGATTTCCACCATGCCATCGTCGCCCACCAGGCCGTCAGGTGACGCGCCAGCGGCTTCAATGGTCGGGTGAGGTATAAACCCCACTTCGTCCACCATAACGCCCTTGGCGGCTTCGTATGCGCCCCTGGCAAATGGTTCCTGGTCAATGCCCCATTGCATGGCTGCGTTGGTGTAAGAATCGGCTTTATTGCCGGTCACGCGTTCCAGGACAAGTTGCGTCATGTAATTGCCGCGGTCGGCCCCATAACCTGTTTTGGTTTTGGCCAGGACTTTGTGAAGTGACGATGCGGTGACTTTGCCCAGGCGGGCGGCAAACCAGTCGTCGGTGCGTTGTTCGATATCAGACATTTGCTTTTTCCTTTTTAGCGCGTTCAATACGGGATTTTTTGGCTGCGATCACTTTGGCCTGAAGTTGCTGGTTGCCCTTGCAAGCGTCATACGCGGCTTTATAGGCTGCGGCCAATTCATCGCTGCTGGCCGTTGCGTCAATTGCTGCCAGGTGATCGGTAATATCGGGCGTTGGGATTGCTGGCGCTGCTGGGCGTTTGCTGGCTGCGTTGCCGTCGTCATCTTCCGGCGCAATGCCACAGGCTGCCATCAATGAATAGCGGCGGGCGTAGGTCAACGCGCTGCCGTAACCCTGGGCATCTTGTTTGGTGGCCGGAACGTGCAGTTGGCCGCAATTGATAATTTCGCCGGATTCGTGAATGAACACGGTTTCGACGATCACACCGTTGTCGGACGGGCTGACGCGCTGCGTCAATGCAATGCCGTTGTTGTTGAGTGCGTCCACTACGGCTTCAACACACGCGGCCAGGTCGGCATAACGCGATTTGAAATGCGGATTGCTGGATGACTTCAGCGCGGGGCCAAATTCTTTTTGCGCTTTGACCAGGGCCGCGGCGACTTTGTTAAATGATTGTTCCATGATTTTCCTTTTAATATTTCGGGGCGCAAGTCACATCCACCACAATGTCGGTTGTGTAGTTGTTGACCTTGCGTTTGCCATAAAGCATCACAGCGCGAAGGCCGCTGGATGTGCATTCAGTCACCGCGGTGATGACTTCGTTACGCGACATTGGCTGCACCTGTTTGTCCAGGATCAGTTGTTGTTGCGCGTCCACCGTTGTGTTGGGTGGCAGACTATTGCAGCCTGACAGCAACAACACGGCGGCGCCAGCAGCCACCGCAACAGCGATGGCCACATAACGTTTGGTTGGTGGGGATTTGGCCACGAACGGGCCTTCGATACCGTAAGGTAAAAGTTTTTTCATTGCATAACTTCCTTTCTTAAAAGACCGTTTCCGGCATGGTTTCATTGTAAGCCCGCTTTACCAAGCAAGTCAACAGGATTTGCAAATATTTTTGCAAACCCTTCGCGGACTGCTATTGCTTCGCGCAATTCTTTTTCGCTGACGCGTTCGATGTACACGCCGTTCCGATAGATGGCAAAGAAAACTTTGCCAGCCCGATGTACTCTAAAAATTCTCATGTCGTACCCCTTAAAACAGCGCCATGGCCAACCACAGCAAAACGTAGATCACGGGCGCCGCGACCAGCGCCATCAAAAAAACTTCCCAATCAGTTGGTTCGCGGTTCATGTCGTTCCCCTTATGCTGCCAACCGGCCAACGGCGCCGTAACCGTAACCATCGTCACCTAGGAACCCGACACGGGCCAGGGTGGCGCTTTCGCTGGTGGCCACCAGGCTGATTTCGGAAACTTTGGCCATGATGCGACGGTTAACTTCGTAATCCAACCGGTCGGCAATGTAAGCGCCTGAATAAACGCTGCTGGTAATTGCTGGCATTGCATAACCGTAGTATTCGCAAGCGGCCTTCACATTGCTTTCCAAAAATCCAAGGCTGAAATCACGGTTTACAAAAATGAAATCAGCGCCAAACCGAACTTCGTTGCCGTCCAGGCTGCCGTAATTCAAGCCTTTGTAATCTGTCATGCCGTCAAAATAAGCGCCTTCAAACATACCGGCCACGGCTTTGACTTGTTCGTAAGTTGGGCCGTCGGTGTAGCGAATGTTAATGCTGGCGCCGCCTGAATAGACGCTAGAACGAACGCTAAATTTCACGCCTGGGAATGATTCTTTGAGAGCCGCACGAATCAATTTTGCGGTTTCAGAGCAAGAGAGGTATTCACGATTTGACATTTTGATTTCCTTTTTAAAAGACCCGTTAGGGCGTTGTCATCTACTACGGTTCCCATGTTAAGCCCGCTTAACTGCCATGTCAAGCCCCCTTACAAAATATTTTTTGGGGTGTTGCAAAAAAACGAAAGTTGGCTTACCATGCGAACATGGACACACAACAAGCAATCGAAAAAGCGGGCAGCGCGTTGGCCCTGGCCAAGTTGCTGGGGATCACGCGACAGGCAATCAGTCAATGGGGCGACAAGGTTCCCCAGGCCAGGTTGTGGCAGTTGAAGGCGTTGAAGCCGTCCTGGTTTAGAAAATAAGTTTTGGAACCAGGATAGGGTGGAAGTCGCGAGCCACCCGAAAGGCGATCCCACCCCGCTTTCCTTGGTTCCATCCTTTTTGGGTGGGATGAAAGGGTGCGTCATGAATTTTTACCAGTTTCACGTTGGCGACTACGCCAAACACACAGCCCATTTGACGGCAGAGGAAGACCTTGCCTATCGTCGGCTGCTGGATTTGTACTACGACACGGAATCACCAATACCCAACGATATCCCACGGGTTTCCCGTCGGATACGGGTGGGTTCCGAAGCGGTGTCAAATGTGTTGATCGAATTCTTTGAACTGACCCCCGAAGGGTACAGAAACCGTCGTGCAGACGCGGAAATCGAAAAATACTACACGTTCCTGGCCAAGCAAAAAGCCAATGGAATCAAGGGCGGGCGCCCGAAAAAACCCATGGGTAACCCAGGGCTAACCCAAACCGAACCCAAAAAAACCCTAACCAATACCCAATACCCAATAACCAATAAAGAAAAAGAAAAAATAAAAAAAGAAAAATTGACCTGTCCTGATGGTGTTCAACAAGAAACCTGGGAATCGTTCCTACAAGCCCGAAAAGCCAACAAGGCGATAGTGACCCCCACCGTGGTCAAAAGAATCGCCCAGGAAGCCCAAAAAGCGGGTTGGTCGCTGGATAACGCGCTGTCGGAATGTGTCGCACGGGGCTGGCGCGGGTTTAAGGCTGAATGGGTTGCTGACAAGCAAAACAAAAACGTTGGTGAACGCAACCGCGACACCATGGCGGGATTGACCCGCGGATTGATAGGGGGTGGCCACGATGTCAAATTACTCAAGTGAATGGCGTGAACAGGATTTTTGCCAAGTCGAACAGGGCTTGGATTACATCTTTGCCAGGATGGGCGCCATCTACGGCGCGGTGTTTGTTCGGCATTGGGAGGGCGTGGATCACACCCTGGTTCGCCAGGTATGGGCAGAGGAATGCGGGCGCGGCCTGACGTACCGGCCAAAATTGGATTACGCCTTGAAGCACATGAACCCCGACCGCCCGCCGTCAGCATTGCAGTTTGCCAAACTGCTGAACGATGGCCCGCGCATTCCTGACAAGCCGCACACCCTGATAACCAGGCAGCCGACTGTTCACGAAAGGATCGCGACAGAAAAAGCCAAACAGGAAGCCTTGGCCAAGTTGCGCGAACTGACCCAGCAAATGAGGATGCCCAAATGAGCAGCATTCGACCAACACTTTCCAAACAAACCCCGCGTGGCATGAGCATGATGCGAGTGGGTTCAAGACAGCAGCGTGAATTTATTGAAGCCGAGGCAATCGACATTTTCACAACAATGACCAATGGCGGTTGCACATTTCAGCAAGCATTGGCGGCAATATTTTTAAGCGGCATGAGTGCGGCGCGTGAGGTGATGAATGACACGCGATGAAGGCCACGCGTTGCTGAACCAAATCAGGGAAGGCCAAACGTTTGAATACGAACAAATCACCGCAGCCCTTATCGCAACCGGCGACCTTGCCGGATGGCGAGAAACACACCTGGTCGGAAGCCTGGCGGCGGGAATGCGAAGCCAGGGATTGGATCAGGCGGTACAAATTGCACGTAAAACAACGCGGAACACGCCTAGCGAATGCCTGGTGGGCGCAGACGAAGGAAGGTATTGCGAAAGCACGTGGCCAGGCTGGTCTAAATATCTTGATTACGGAAATAAACAGGATCAAAAATGAGAAGGGCGGCAAAAGTTGATGCGAACCAGGAACAAATTGTTGAGGCACTACGAGCAGTTGGGGCCACGGTACAAACTTTGGCGGCAGTTGGCAAAGGCGTCCCTGATTTGCTGGTGGGTTACCAGGGGAAAACCCTTTTGCTTGAAGTTAAAGACGGTCGCCGCCCGCCTTCGGAAAGGCGATTGACTGAAGACCAATTGGCTTGGCACGGCGCCTGGCGCGGTGGCCCTTTAGCCGTCGTCGATGGTGTTAACGCTGCGTTGCGGGCGCTGGGGGCGATCAAATGATTTTTGAACTGCACACACCTGAACAAGCCAAAATTTTGATGGAACGGTTGTGGCCCGAAATCAAAACCAACCTGGCAGCCGGTCAACGAATGCGCCTGGAAATCAAAAAGGCCACACGCAGCCTGGATCAAAACGCCAAGTTTCACGCCATGATTGGCATGGTTGGCGCAGCCACGCGCCAGGCTGGATCAACCTGGACTGACGACGACTGGAAACGCCTGTTGATTGACCAATGGGCGCACGAAACCGGACGCAAGATTGGCCGCGTGGCGCCCAGCCTGGACGGCGAAAGGGTTGTCCAGTTGGGGTGGCAAAGCCACAAATTCACCGTGGAAGACGCCAGCGAATTTATTGAATGGCTATATGCCTGGGCAACCGAAAAGGGCATCGAAATATGACCGCTTACCTAAAACACGCCTACATCCGCAGCAAAAAGTTGTTGCGTTTGGTGGCCAGCCTGGATTGCCAATTGTGCGGCAGCGGGCATTTTGTACAGGCGGCCCATACAAATTGGGGCGGCGGCAAGGGGCGCGGTATTAAGGCCGATGACAACCTGGTGGCTGCGCTTTGCATGACCTGTCATTACGAAATTGACCAGGGCAGCAAATGGACAAAACGGGAAAGACAACAAGCCTGGTGGATTGCCCACCGCAAAACCGTAGAACACCTGGTCGAAACAGGTAAATGGCCTATTGACGTGCCTTTGCCTAATGAACGAGAATGGGAACGGCTGATTGACAGTTGCCAAACTTTAAGCCAAGTTTAATGGGGGGCTACCACCCCCCGTTTTTTTCCTTTATCATCACCACATGGAAAACGACGCATCCGAATTTATTGCCGCATTACTGCACAGCAGTACGGTGACACATTTCATGCACCTATCGACCGATTCATATTCGGTTCATAAGGCGCTGGGAAAATACTACGTCGAAATAATTGATTTAACAGACGATTTTGCCGAAGCCTTCCAAGGCCGATACGAAAAAATTAAAAAGTACCCTGAAGAATTCCACAACGCCAAAGACCCTGTAAAGTATTTGGAATCGTTGCAAAAATTTGTGGATGACGCCAGGGAAGACTTGCCCCAAGATTCTGAACTTCAGAATATCATTGACGAAATTGTTTCGTTGATTGACAAAACGTTGTATCGTTTGAAATTCCTAAACTGAAAGGAAAAGCCATGAAAAAAGATAACGCCGAAATGCAGCCTATGGGCTACGGTACTAGCGCCAAGGCGCCCGCTGGCGCAACTGCCAGCGACAATTCCGGTGAACGCCGTGAACGCGTTGTGAACGGTGTTGCCATGGGCAAAGCCGATGCAACTGGCCCTGACCACAAATTTGACGGTGGCCGCAGCAAGGGCGTTTGCTACACACACGGTCGCAAGTCGTACCAAAAATAATGGCCATCCCGCTGTCGCAACTGGCAGCGGCGGGTCAACAACAGGCAGCGCCCCAGGGCGCCGTGCCTACCCAGGCCAGCCTGGCTTCGCTTGTCCCGCAGCCTACGCTGCCCCAGGTTCCTAGTCAGTCGGACAACCCGATTGAACAGGCGTATTTCGACCGCCTGGCAAATGACTACACCGGCCTGGCCAGCGAATACGCGGCTTTGCCATCAACTGACGGTGGACGCATCCTGAACACGGATGACGCCCGCGAAATGTCGCCTGAATACCGTGCAGATCGCACCAGGTCGGCTGACGTTCACGAACCGTCATCGGCGTTTGTCAAACAAATGTACGCCGAAAAATTGTCCAAAGACACGCCGCCAGGCAAAGACAACACCGTGTTGTTTACCGCTGGCGGTACTGGCGCCGGTAAGACCACCGGACTTCAGGAAGCCCAAAAAGTCAGCCAGGGCATCCGTGACGCGGAAATGGTGTATGACACCAACATGAACACGTTTGAATCCGCGGACAAAAAAATCCAACAAGCCCTAAAAGCCGGTCGTAAGATTGGCGTTGTTTATACCTACCGCGACCCCGTGGAAGCCATGGAAGGCGGCGCATTGAAACGCGCCAGCCGCATGGAAGCGGAAATGGGGACTGGTCGCACCGTGCCGATTGACGAGCATTTCAAAACCCACATGGGTTCGCGTGAAGTGATGGATCGGCTGCAAGAAAAATACGGCGACGACCACCGGTTCCACATGATGGTGATCGACAACAGCCGCGGCCCAGGCAATGCAACTGTTGTAAGCGGACTTGACAAGTTGCCGCGCCTGGATCACAATGAAGTGAGGAAAGGATTAAATGATGCCCTTGAAAAAGCCTATCGAGGCGGCAGTATCAGCCAAGCCATCTATGAAGGGACGCGAGGCAACGCCCGCTGAACATCGTATGAAGCGGATGCACGAAGCAAAAGTGCGTTCGGTTGCTGAAGACATGGCCGCAGCCCTGAACGCTGCTGTACGTGCTGGAAAGCCCGTGCGATGAGTGACGTTCGTTGCAAGACCTGTAAATTTTTTGTCACAGGCCAGGTGATGGGCGCTTGCCGTCGTTACCCTGAAATGCAAAACAAGCACGAAATGGATTGGTGCGGTGAACACCAAATCAAAATGGTGGCGCTGCCCGTGTACGACATTACGACGGACGAAACCAAAGTGGCCGAAGTGCCAGCCGCGGTTGCGCCCGAATTTAAAAAGCCTGGAAGGAAGCCAAAGAATGCAAATTCGTCCGCTGCATGACCGCGTGTTGGTCAAACCGTTTGTCAGAAAACTGTCGGACATTATTTATGTGAACAACACCGAAAAATTCAACGAAGGCGAAATTGTGGCCATTGGCCCCCAAGTGTACGAAGCCAAGGTGGGCGACAAAATCAAATACGGCAACGGAACGTACCTGGATTGGCCCGTGCATCATTTTGAAGGCCAGGATTACCAAATCATCCAGGAAGCGGACATTGCTTGCGTGGTGGAAGAATAACCACGATACTTTGTAAAAAGGAAAAGACATGGCCAAAGGACACGATAAACCGATTGCGCGAACCACGACCGGAAAGGGTAAGAACTACAACCCGACGGAAAAGGGCGCCGGTATGACTGCCAAAGGCCGTGCCGAATACAACGCAAAGAACAATGCAAATTTGAAGCCGCCAGCACCAAGCCCAAAAACAAAAGCCGATGCCGGTCGAAAAGCATCGTTTTGTGCCAGGATGGAAGGGGTGGTTAAAAACGCGAAAGGCCCCGCGGAACGGGCTAAAGCCAGCCTAAAAAACTGGAATTGTTAAACCCTTTTGGAAATGATAAAGGAAACCCAAAATGTCAAACACTAAAGCAATTGGCGTCGCATACGCCGACCCAGCATTCGATTCGGTTCAGGTTGGTACATCCAGCGCCCCGATCACCATCACCAAATCCGGCATCCTGAACGGCGCATACGCGACGACCAGCGCCACATCCGGCGACACCCGCTTGACTTACCAAAAACTGACCTGGACTTCTACCGGTTCCGGTGAAGTTGTCCGTGGTTTTGCCGTGGTCAAAGGTGCAAGCGGCGCAACTGCTGGCACGATCAACGGCGCCCATTTCAGTTGTGAAATGCAAGGCGGTTCGATTTCCGGCGCTGCCAACGCTGTTCGCGCAACCATTGGTGGCACAACTGCTGCCCCTGGCGGTACTTTGGCTGCATTGCAACTGGATAGCAACTTTGGCGCCGGTGTAACGTTGCCTGGAAGCGCAGCATTTTTGCGCGTAACCAACAGCGGTGCAACCCAACTTGGCAGATTTGCCCTGTTTCCCGCCGCTGACGTTGCCGGTGTATTCCGTGCAGCAGTTGGTACGCCAGCCGCCACGCATACCATTCCGGTGGTCAGCGGCGGCACGACGTACTACATCATGGTTTCGACAATTGCCTAAACCATGTTGAAGCATCCTGACTCTGAAGTGCAATTCCTGGTTGAAATGCTGGAAGGTCAACGGGATCAGGCGGTGGCCCAGGCTGCCGCCTTTTTCCGCACCATCAAGGAATTGGAAACACAAGTCGAACAATTGAAAGCAAGCACATTTAAAGCCAAGGACGAAGATTGCCAAGGTTTTGAAAAGATAGGGGGAACTGACTGATGGCCGATGGACTATATGCAAACATTCATGCCAAGCGTGAACGTATTGAGAAACAAAAAGCCGCGGGCAAAAAACCCGAACGTATGCGAAGCCCTGGGGACAAAGGCGCCCCCACGGCCAAAGCCTTTAAACAAAGCGCCAAGACAGCGAAAAAATAAATGACACCGGAACAAATTGCTAAACGCCTGGCTGAACTGCAAGAACTGGCGAAGCAACATGAAGCCATCTTGTTGCAGATCAGCGGGGCCATCCAGGAATACAACAACGTGCTGGCGCAAATAAGCCAGGACAAAGCCCAGGAAGGAACTAACCATGCCGCTGACGAAATCACCCAGCAAGAAAGCGTTTGAAAAGAACGTTAAGGCCGAAATTAAAGCCGGTAAGCCACCCAAGCAAGCGGTGGCCATTGCCTATTCGGTAAAGCGCGAAGCCGCCAAACCAAAGGCCAAAAAATGATGACCGACGCACCCGTAAAAAAGCGGGGGCGCCGTCGTCACGATGACACGCCCAAGGACAAGCCCGACCGCGTAGAGCCAAAGAACCTGGGGGGAAGACCCACCAAATATCGCGAGGAATTCGTGGATATGCTGCTGGAGTTTTTCAGCCAGCCATCAACCAGGGAAGTAACCGTCAAAGACGCCAAGGGAAATGAAACCGTCCAGGAATTGCCTGGATCGTTCCCGACCCTGGCGCGATTTGCCACCAATATTGGGGTTACTACTGAAACGCTGCACGATTGGGCAACGGCAAAAAACCCAGACGGAACCCAAAGAAACCCACCGTTTTCTTATGCCTATAAAAAGGCGAAGGATTTGCAGCAAGCCAACCTGGTCGAAGGAACCATGAAAGGCGCGTACAACAGCACGTTTGCCATATTTACGGCAAAGAACGTCCTGGGCTGGCGCGACAAGATCGAACAGGAAATCACCGGCAAGGATGGCGCCCCAATCGGGCCATCGGTTATTGCAATCCAATTTATGAACCCCGATGGAACAATCGCAAACATTGACGGACACCCAGCAAATTGACCAGGCGATTGCCAAGGCGCAATTTCCAGTCAAACTGCAAGGATTGTTCAGGGCCAGCCGGTACAAAGTGTTGTACGGCGGGCGCGGTGGTGCGAAGTCATGGGGGATTGCCAGGGCGCTGTTGATTAAGGGCGCCAAAAAGCCCATCCGCGTGTTGTGCGCCCGTGAGTATCAAACCAGCATCAAGGATTCCGTTCACAAACTGTTGTGCGATCAAATCGAAGCATTGGGGTTGTTGGGTTTTTACGACGTTACCCAGGCCACCATCCGCGGCGCCAACGGGACTGAATTCGCGTTTATTGGCCTGAAAAACAACCCGACAAACATTAAGTCGTTTGAAGGCGTGGATGTGTGCTGGGTTGAGGAAGCGCAGACCGTCAGCCGCTTGTCCTGGAACATCCTGATCCCGACTATCCGCAAACAGGGCAGCGAAATTTGGGTGTCGTTCAACCCCGAATTGGAAACCGACGAAACTTACCAACGGTTTGTGGTCAAACCCCCGCGGGATTGCATAAGCATCAAGATCAACTGGAATGACAACCCTTGGTTTCCTGAAACGCTGGCGCTTGAAAAGGACGCGCTGAAGGCCCGCGATCCCGAAGCCTACAACCAAGTATGGGAAGGGCTATGCCGCCAAACGGTGGATGGCGCTATCTTTGCAAAAGAACTGGCCCAGGCTGACCGCGACGAACGCCTGACCAAAGTGCCGTATGACCCAACCAAGCCTGTTCACGCCGTTTGCGACCTGGGCTGGGCCGATGCCACCGCCTGGTGGTTTGTGCAGTTTGTGGGCATGGAAACTAGGTTGATTCGGTATTTTGAAGACACGCAGCGCACCATGACCAGTTACCTGGCGCAACTGCAAACGTTTGGGTATGTGTACGACACCATTTGGCTGCCGCACGACGCCCAAAACAAAACCCTGGCCGCAGCCGGTCGCAGCATTGAAGACATTGTGCGCGGCGCTGGGTACAAAACACGCATCCTGGAACGCGTACCGGTGGCCGATTCGATCAACGCGGCCCGAACAATATTTACAAATTGTTATTTTGATCGCGAAAATTGCGCGGACGGATTAAACTGTTTGCGACATTATCGGTATGAAGTTGATCCCGACACGGGCCAATTCAGTCGAACACCGTTGCATGACCATTATTCGCACGGCGCAGACGCATTCCGATATATTGGATTGATGATTAAGGAACCAGTCAAAATCCGCAAGAAAACGCCTGTTGCTATGGGCGGTGGATGGATGGGATAATCCTGGACAAAGGGGATAATTTATGGCATGGCAAGACACAGACATGGATGGCCGCATCGGGGATGCGATTAAGTTTTTGCGATTGGTTTCGGAAGCCGATTCCCAAAACCGCGCCGAAGCCCTGGGCGACCTGAAGTTTGCCGGTGGCGATCAATGGCCGGTTGAAATTCAAAACAGCCGCAACCTGGAATCGCGCCCTTGCCTGACGATCAACAAAATTGACGCCTACATTCGCCAGGTTACCAACCAGCAGCGCCAGCAGCGCCCCCGCATTAAGGTTCACCCCGTCAACAACGAAGGCGACTTGAAAATCGCCCAGGTGGTCGAAGGAATCACGCGCCACATTGAAGTCAATTCCAACGCGGACACCGCTTATGACACCGCGTTTGAATACGCTGTCCGCATGGGTTGGGGATATTGGCGCGTGACCACCAACTACACGTCGGAAGACAGTTTCGACCAGGAAATTTACATTGAACCGATTGATGATCCGTTCAGCGTGTATTTCGACCCCAACAGCGTGTCACCCGACGGGGCCGACGCCGAAAAATGCCTGGTCACCACCGTTATATCCAAGCGGGCATTTCGTGAACAATACCCTGAAGCCGATGACGGTTCGGGCTTTTTGCCCCGCGGAACTGGTGATGACACCGCAGAATGGGTGACCCGTGAGGATATTCGGATTGCCGAATACTGGTACGTTGAACGCGAACGCGTCACGTTGGTGATGCTGTCCGACGGCACAAAGTTGTTTGAAAATGAATTGCCCAGCCCTGAATTGCTGGATGCCAGCAAAATCACCATCATGGACAAGCGCCCGTCCTACCGCAAAAAGGTCAAGTGGTGCAAGATGACCGCCATGCAAATCCTGGAAGAAAAGGAATGGGCGGGCAAATACATTCCAATCATTCCGTGCTATGGCGCACAAATGATTATCGAAGGAAAGCGCAAAAAATACGGTTTGGTGCGGTTTGCAAAAGACCCGCAGCGGATGTATAACTTTTGGCGCACCAGCATGACCGAAAGCATCGCCCTGGCGCCCAAGCCAAAGTGGTTGATTGCCGAAGGCCAGGACGAAGGCCACGAATCCGAATGGGCGATGGCCAACATCAAATCCACGCCTGTTTTACGTTACAAACAAAAAGACATTGAAGGCGTACCGGCGCCCGTGCCAACGCGTATCCAGCCCGAACCACCGCCCGAAGGAATCATGGTGGCCGCTGGCGCCATTGCTGACGACCTGAAAACCGTGCTGGGTATTTTTGACCCATCCCAATCATTGCCAGGCAACATTTCCGGCAAAGCATTGCAAGGGCAGCAGCAGCAAGTGGACATGAGCAATTTCCACTTTTACGACAACATGACCCGCAGCATTAAGCACACGGGCAAAGTGATCCTAGATTTGATCCCCAAAATTTACGACACCCAGCGCGTTTTGCGGATTATCGGCGTGGATGGCAAACCCGACCTGGTGACAATCAACGAAGTGGAAGCCACCGGCGAGGTTATGAACAACGTCACGGTTGGTTTGTACGACGTGGTGATGGACACCGGCCCAGGCTACAACAGCAAGCGTCAGCAAGCCGTCGAAGCCATGATGCCGTTGATGGTCGAACCCCAGGTATTCCAGGCCGCGGGCGACTTGTTGTTCCGCAACATGGATTTCCCTGGCGCCGATATCATTGCCGACCGGTTGGCAGCCATGAACCCGCTGTCAAAAATCGACGAAAAATCAGATATCCCGCCGCAAGCGCAAATGCAAATGCTGGCGCAGCAGCAGCAAATTGCCCAAATGGAACAGCAAATGATTGCGTTGCAGTTGGAAATCAACAACCGCGGCCAGGTGGCGCAAATGAAGGAAGACGGCAGCAACCGCCGCAAGTTGATGGACGTGATTTCACGCGCCTACAACACCGACACAATCAACGAAGCCAAGGTCAACCAGTCAAACATGAAAGCGGTTACCGACCAAAACAAAATGGAATTGGACGTTATGACCCGCTTGATATTGGCTGGTATTACGCCCGAAGCATTGGCCGCGGAAATGCAACGACGCGACCAAGAGCAACAGCAAGCGTTTGCGTTTGCCGAAATGGAAGTCAATCAAACGCAAAACCCGTTCATTCAGGCTGGCCAAGAATTGATGCAGCCGCAACCCATGATGCAGCCGGAAATGCAGCCACCAATGCAGCAGCCGCAGCAGCCTGGAATGCAGCCTAATATGCAACCTGGCATGATGTGATTGACAATGTAAGTATTCGGGTTGAAAATCAACCCAAAGCCTACCAATGGGTTTTCATTGGGTTAATTCTTAGGATAAACCTATGTCGGAAGTGCAAGAACGCCTGGCGAGTAACATCGTAACAAGCGAAAATTTAGCGGAATTCACAGCCCAAAAACTTGGTTTA